AATACCAACACGTGTTCCTATCGCTAGGAGAGTGGATTTTGAAGAATTCCACAATGCACAAGTTCAAGATAGATTTGAAGCGGATGTTTTTGTGAAAGGAAATTTGACAAATCAATTTCCTGACACTCCAAGAATTCGTTTTGATGCAGCTTATAAACTCCTTGAGGTCATTGAGCGAACACCGGGAAGGAATCGTCGAGAACGTTCAGCAAAAGCTCGTCGTTTCTTGGATGCAATTGCCGGAACGGATGAAGATCCTCGTTACACGAATTCTCCGATTGCTTCATGGGCTGCCTATCAAAGAGCTGATGATCATGAATCCTGGTTGATGGCTAAGAAGCAACGTATACGGTACAGCACCCCGGAAAATAACATTCATAATTACTTGTCGCAAATGAAGTTCGGTGATCTCTGCTGGGAGGCCTTCAGACATTACATGGGTTGGTTGGTTCCAGTTCCTTGGAATGAGTTGCGTTACCATTCTTGCGTTGAAAAGTTTCAATTTCGTAGAGGTGAAAGGTCTGAAAATTTGAAGAAAGGTTCTTTGAATCGAGCCGATCCAAATTTCAACATAACCATAACTCTAAAGCAACAAATAAAGCTCAAAGATGAGGAATGGAAACCCGCGAAACCACCGCAACCAGTCTGGATACATCCTGACCATCAATTGTTTACAGAAGGGCCTTATGGCATGTTGTTGCTTGATTTGTTGATCGAACACAAACCACCTTATTGGCATTTCCATGCTAAAGAAACCTTCCAATCATTTGAGACCTGGGTTGGGCAACATTTGAATGGTGTTGAAAAATTTGAAATGAATGATTTGGTAGGGCAAGATCAAAGTACTCAAGGTTGGGCTGTTAGGGTTTTGGAAAATTTGATGCGCTGGTTTTCCTTCCCAGAACATGTGATAAATGAGTTCAAGAATAACAAGCTCTTTAAAACACTTGATGGCCGAATCTTCATTGCTATAATGACGGACTCTGGCGAAGTTTGGACATTTATAATAAACACTGTGTCTAATACTGCCAGGGAATGTTTCATGTTTTCAATACAACCAGGACAACCGATGGCTCAAGGTGGTGATGATACGCTAAAGGGCTTTGTGAATCCTATTAACCCTCAGTACGAAGTTTTTCGGCACATGGACCCTTGTGAAGACAAGAGATATGTTTCTGATCGTGGAGAATTTACGGCACACATAATCAAAAATGGTGTGTTGTATAAGAATCCAATTATTCTCTTGAAAAGGTTTTTGGTCCGTCTTGCAACAGGTCGTGGAGAAGAAGCTGTTCTTGGATATTTCGACATTTTTGCTCAAAATTACGCGAAGAAAGAAGAGTTGATTGTTGTGATGACTGAGCCAGAATTAGAAGCTCATAATATTTTAACCCGCATATTCATGAATTTGAGGAAGGAAGGCCTCAAATTACATGTCGATTGGAATAAGACAAGAAATGAAGAATATGAGCAGCTGCTGGAACAAAAGATAATTCCAACAAGCGCTCTAAGTGCTTTTCCAATTTTACGTAATATGCAAATGTTTGCTCCTGTTTTCAACGATGCTACTGCTTTGAATGTTTTGAATCCTGTTTCTACTAATGCTCTCACGATGAATGCATATACCGCAGAATTTTGATTATTATAATGAGTATTGAAAATACAACCGCTGTGAATACTGGAGCTGCTCCACTTGAATCCAATTTGTCTGTTAGTGAACCTTATAATGTTGAGTTTGATATCAAAGTAAATGCCGGAGGTGTTGATTCGCCTCTTGATGCCTTGTTAGCTGATGTAATGACAGGGTGCGGTAGAGTTGATCTCCACAGCATCCAAATGAATTTTACGCCTTTGACTGCTGGTGATTCTGTTCAGATTGGGTTTTCTGCTACTGGTAGCACTGCTTCTATTGATCATTTATCCATGTTGACCGATGGATATGAATTTAAAGCTAGCAATTATACAATTGGAAAGAAAGTTGAGGTTCATTTAGTTCCTGATAATTTGTATTCACGCCAAATACGTCCTAATTCTGCTGATTTGCCAATGTTACGCCTTGTTATGAAAGTTTCTACTGGTTTCAGAGTTTTGTTGATTATTCGTGTGAATGTGAGGGGTTTTAGGAGGCATTACATGACTTTAAACTAGATGAGGAAGAAAAGGCAGCTGATAGCGCCATACTTCCATCTCCAGTTTCATTGAAGTCCAAAGAGCTTGAGGATGTTCCAAAGAAGCAGTTTGTGTATCAAGAAGAAGATGATGATGAGCCTGATGTTTTTGATTTGGTTCCAAATTGTGCTTATACTATTGTTTGTAACAAAATGAATAAAATGAAGATGAAGAAATTTTTCCCTGATGACCAGAGAAGGTGGGTTATGGAGAACCCTGATGGTAAAGCGTTCTATATGCGTGAAGAGGATGTTCAAGAATTTTTGCAAATGTTGAAGATACCTGAAGATATAGTTGATGATTTTTATGGCTCAATGCCAATTTTTGTAAGATATGAGACAGATGCCAC